GTCATAAAAAGGAAGGCAAGTCGCCCAAGACGAAACTTGGTGCCACCAAATTGAACTCGAAGATACCCATCCTTATCTGGTGTGCCAATGACGGACCCAGCCCTACCCCTTTGCCCTACGTTGACGCGCCAAGTGAATACACCCGTCTCTGGGTCGTAGTTCATTGCGTTCTTAAGAGTGTCGAGGTCAATCATCAGCGAGCGCTGGAGGGTAGGTTCGGGTACATGGCCTGCGCCGCTGACGCAGGTTTGCCCGCGTTGCCCTGCCCTTCGGGGCTGGGGCCCCTGCCTTGTACAGAAGTGCCTTCCCCAAGCTTTTTGCTGAGGTCATAGAAGGCTCTGACGAAGGCAGGGTTGTCCCCCGCACCCGTGAGGGTGAGAGCTTCGCGGAAGTCTTTGGCGTTGGGCAAAGTGTCGATAAGGCGGCCGATCGAGCCAGAGGCGTCGGCCGACAGCCCATCCTTGCCATTGCCAATGGTTTTATCTGCGATGACCTCCTTGCGCCAGTCCTCGCGCATGGCTGTGAAGGCATCGTAAGGTTTGTTCGCCGCAGCGATGACGTTCTTGCTGTAGAAGTCGACAAGCTTCTGCGCGTTCTCCTGCGTCAGGCCCATCTCCTTGAACAACGGCGTGACCTCACCGACAAGTTTTTCGTCAAGGGAGTAGCCCTCGGGCGGCTTGAAGTCGTACTTCTCTGGAGCGCCCGCGGCGGGCTTAGCTTTGTCGTCGGCCTTGGCGTCGGCTTTTGCCTCTTGATCCTTCGCAGGCTCAGGCTTCGGCTCCAGCTTCGGGTTCTGAGAATCCTTCAGGCTCCCGTCCGGGTTCCTCGCCTCCGGGCTGTTGCCCATTGGCTCCACTTTTGGATCCACTGCTGCTACGTCTGACATTGGCTTCTCTCATTGCTTGGATGAATTGGTCTGGGGCAGCTTCCATCCACCCCGCGAGGAGTTCTAGTCCTGTGCTTCGTTGTCCTTCGGCAAAGGCTGTTCTGGCGGCGTCGTCGTTGAAGGTGCTTGAGAAGACGTGGAGGCGCTCGAGCCATCCCCAGAGCCAGCGCCGACCGGGCTCGGTTCTGGCAAGGGCGACAAGCACTTCCCTGTCGTTCTGGGATTGGAGGGCTGCGGCCTTCTCGGCGCGCCGGACTTGCTTTCGGTCGGAGGCGTCATACATCAGGCCCCACCGCCGAGGATTTGTTCAAGCGCGTTGGAGCCGCCGAGGGGTGTTTCGGCAAGGGTCTTGGCGCCCTTAGAGTATTGCTCGGCCATCGCCGCCTGCTGCTGCGCCTGCTGCTGCTTCATCCGGACTTCGCGGATCTGCTGCACTTCAGGTTGTGAACGAATAATCTTGGGATCATTTTTCAACAGCGTCGAGTATTTGTCAATAGCATAATCTGTGTCGAGCTTATCTAGTGCGTCAGGAGTGATCCCGGCAAGCTGCCCGACGAAGGAGAACACGCGTTCGATTGATCCTGCGGCAGTCGCATCCTGCGCCTGCGCTAGCATCGAGACGAACTCGACGTTGATTGCCATGCCTTGGATCTCCGCAGGCGGCGGTGGGAGGATCCGCGCCCGCGCCATCATGTTGAAGGTACGTTCGACAATCGGCTTCAAGACTTCGTGGTCCAACCGCTCCATCACTGGGCCAAGCATCAGCATGGCTTCGCTGCGTCGCATGTCCCACTCAAACGCAGTGACGTTGCTACGGGTCTCGAACTGCGACGCAACTTGGAAGAGGTCATTGAAGAACACCCGGTTGATGCGGGTGCGGACTTCGTTCAGGTCCTCGGTGATTTCGCCGACGGGGAACTTGGTGTCGTAGATGGAGGCGATCGCAGCCTTGCCGGTCTGGGCGAAGCCGCTAACGTAGGTGACGCCGCCGGGGAGCAGCGACGCAGGCTGGTTCTTGAGCTGCACATCGGCGACCAGCGGCGGGTTGACCATCTTGTCGATGGCCTGTGCCTTGCGACGGGTTTCGAGCTGGAGCTGCTTTTGATCTCCAAGAGCGTCCATAGCAGGGCTGCGGCCGTAAGGATCGTTTGAGACGATGTCCCAGCGGCCAATGGCCATAGGTTGTTCATGGAAGCCTCGCTTGCGGAGGAACACCGGCGGCATCTGCTGGCCGCTCTGCGGCGAAGTGGAGCCGCCCCATTCCCAGTAGCACTCGCGATAGGCGAAGGTCTTGGGGATGCCGAAGTCCTTGCCGTCGTCGTTGGGTTCGACCGCGTGGGCCACGATGATCTCGCGGGTGCGACCGGAGCCATCGGGGAGGGCGTAGGCTGTCTGGACGGACTTGGTGCAGTTATCAAAGCCGAATTCATCGACCACTGCGCCGATCGTCATCGTGAATTCGCGGTAGAGGATGCAAGGCTCGAATTCACCATTGATGTCGACGTAGTATTCCCCGGCGCAGGGGTTGTACCAACAGACCACGTCGTCGTAGTCTTCGTAGCCAATGAGCGCCGCGGTGCCGAAGATTACAAGGTCGTAGGCGAACTGAGCGAAGGAGAAGTAGAAGTTACTTTCGCGGAAGACTAGGTACATCAGCCGCTCGCACTCGGCCAGCCACAGGGAGATCGGGTTGTTCCCTGTTGAGTCGATGCGATTGACCATAAGTTTCAGCCATGGTCTTGTAGGTGGGCATTTGCCACTGAGTAGGCCTGCGGCGAGGTTCCGGGCGCTGAGTGTGCCGGTGTTGTCGATGATATGTTGGTTGATGGGCGAGCCACGCGATTGCTGATTCGGAGTTATGATCCATTTGTACCGCCGGGGGAGGAAGTAATCCGCTAATTCGCGCCAGTGCGTCCACCAAGAGTATCGATTGACGCGCATAGCGAGGAGGCGCCCAGTGACGAAGCGGTAATAGGCGAGATTGGCGTCGGAGGTGCCTTCGGGCATTAGATGTCCTGCTTCACGACCTTCTCGAGGGTTTCCTCAGCTTCTGTGTCGGACTTCTTCTGTTCCTCCTCCATCTCCTTTTGAAGGAGCTTTAGCTTGTCGTAGGTCATTGTCCGTGGATTTGGACCGGGGCGGCCATAGCGCGAGATCGCGCCCATCTCGGAAGTCCCAGCAAGCTTGCCTTCGGCATGCATCATCGCCGCAGCCATCCACATCTCTGTCTCGGATGGAACTGCGCCACCGGGGCCCGGCACGATGTTGGTTGGGACCTTAGGCACCGATCAAGGTCTTCCCTGCACTTGGCGCTACCTGCGCCTGTTGCGCTGCCGCTGCGCCGGACATAAAGCTCTGTTGCATACTGCGCCGCCCCGGTCGGGCTGATGGCGTCTGCGCCGGTTGTAGCCCCGGTGGCATCTCGATGTTTGGCGGCGGGGCTACGGCGTTACCGCTGGACATCATCTTCGATGCTCCGAAGCCAGCTCCGGCGCCGGCAAGGAGTGTTGCGCCAAGGGTAAGGGTTACTGGGTCGACCATCTAGGCCACCATTCTTTCCTTAGAGAAGGGGTTGTATTCTGTCTCGGCTTGGTTCAGTGGCCCGTGGAGGTGTTCGCCACCTGCGCCTGCGTGGGGCTGAAGGGCATGGGCAAAGGTCAGGACAAAGGCGTCGATGTCGTCCAGCTCGAGATCTGGGTTGTCCTTGAGAAGGTCTTCTTTGGAAAGAAGCTGGATCTCGTCCTTGCGGTTGAAAACGTACTTGATGGATTTGAACTGCTTGATGAGTTCTGGGTCGTTGGGGATCGCGCCAGTCTTGAGCCAGTTCCGCGCTGCGCCGTACATACCACTGCGTTTGTTGGCGTAGCGCTCGCCCTGCCCGCCCCAAGCCGAGTGCGGGGTATCGTCCTTTGCGCCGAATTGGATCTCGTAACAGAACAGTTGCTTGTTCCGGACTTGGTCCACGACGCCGCCGCCAACGCCGCCGCCATCGATCATGATCCCATCAAGGCGGTAGGCGTTGAAGGCTTCGAGGACTTTGTCGGCTAGTTGGACCGTGGACAGTCCTTGGAAACGCTGCCGAGCGAGAGACCTACCATCTCGTCCTTTACGATAATAAAGAACGCTGGAGTTCTTGCCGAATCGTGCAACGTCCACCCCAAGAGCCAATGGGTCAGAACGGGAAGAAACGGATTCTCGCGCCGCTGCTGCGTCCACTTCTGCTGCGCTGAAGAACTCCATCTCTCCCTGTCGGGGGAAGATTCCCTTAATGCGGATGCGGACGAAGTCACTATCGTCGCCATAGGTTTCAATCCACTGCTGGATCTGAGCTTTATTGGTGAAGGAGACTTCGCGGCTGTCTATGGAGCCGGAGTTCCAAATCTTGGCGAAGCGGCCGCCGGGGAAGCACTCGACGAAGCGGCCGACGCTGCGAGTGGGGTTGCCGAAGGCCACGAAGATGATCTCTGTGTCCTTGTCGGTCATTGCGCCTTCGGCGACGTCCCAGATTATGTCGGGGATGGCGCTGGCCTCGTCCATTAGAAGGAGGAGCCTCTTCCCTTGGTTGTGGAGGCCTTGGAACGCTTCGGTGTTCTTTTCGCTCCACGGGACTTGGTCAATTCGCCATGTTCGTTCACGACTTGGATCTTTGGATAGAAGCGCTGTGGCAGTGAGTGTGAAGTGTTCACGGGCGATGAAGAAGTTGAACCACTTGCCGAGTTCTGCCCATGTTTTGGTTTTGAGCTGGTTTTCTGTGTTTGCTGTGACCACGCCGCGGGTATCAGGAGCAGTAGCGAAAGACCAAAGAATAATCCAAGCGACCAAAGCCGATTTGCCAATGCCATGCCCGGATGCCCTTACTATGCGAATTGCTTGGTTTGGGGTGAGGAGGCCGCTGGCGATGGCGGTGAGGATCTCTCGCTGCCATTTCTCCGGGCCGGTGAAACCCTCCAGCGCCGTCCCGGGCTCGCCCCAAGGAAAGGCACCCATGACGAAGGCGAGCGGGTCCCTATTGCACGCCGCAAGCCACGCGAGGAGGTCTGGGTTCATCGGGGTGAGGGGGCTTTCGAATTAGGACGCGTCACGCCACGCTCCAAGCTCAAGCAAGGCGCCAAGCACATAACACCCGCGAGCATCAAAAGCCCCCTCTATTAGGCCCGGCGCGCAATGACCGGTCGAGGGGCAGGCAAAGCTACCGCGGATAGGGTGGGAGCTCCCCGCGGCGCCACGCGCTCTGCCTGTCCCTCTATGGTCTTGCCACTGCGCCGAATTGCCTTCTCAAGCATTGCGGCGAAGTCGTGGTTAACTGTGACGGTCTGCTTCTTGCCGTAGCCGGTGCGGTCTGCGCCATCTGCGGCGATCGCCAGCGCGGTCTTCACCGGGAGAAGCTCCCCGGCGTTGTCGAGTTCCGCGATGTGATCGGCGATGTGCCGCTGCGCCGCCAGCATGTTCTGCGAGGCAAGGCTGAGGAATGGGTCGATGGCCTCGTCCTCGCGCTCTGCCTCGCGCTCCATGTAGGTAGCGATCAGCTCCTTCATCGCCGGGGCGTTCACAAGCTGGCACACGCGCTCGGACGTATAGCCGGTGTATGCGCCGACCTGCTTGGCGTTGAGGCCTTTGGCAATGAGCCGCGCGATCTTGTGGTGAGAGGCCCGCAGGCGCTGGATGGACGCGCCAGTGCGCCCACCTTCGTTAAGGCGCTCGAGATCGGTTACCTGAAGTGGGGTCGGGGCGCCGATCTTAATCTTCTTCAACGTGGGGCTAGTGATCTTCATATCCTTCGCTCGATGAATACCCCTTGGCGCTGTGCGTTCAACGCAATCGCCACCCCCGAGACTGTGATGTTAATCGGTGCTCTGACCTTCTGTGAGGTCTTCAACTGCACGTTATACCGCGGCTTGTAGAGGTTGATCATCTCCGCCTCGACCTCGGCCAGCGCCTGCGGCGGCACCGGCCGGATGTGGATCTCGTCGAAAAGCAGCGCCGGGATGCCGAGGCTCTCCGTGAGCCAGCTCCCGCCCTTGCGCTTATCGATCCACGCCCGGCGATGGGCATTGATCCGCGCGATCATCGACTTCGACTTCCCAACATAGATCACCTGCCCCTTGGCGCAGAGTGCATAAACCCCGCTCCGCAGGATTCCACTAACTTCGGCAAAACCTTCCAACCTCATGCGCCCCAGTCTACCCCCGCGCAGCGCTGATGTCAAGCCCAGCTCCGCTGATACGTACGATGCAAAAACCCCACAGCATTTACTGGACAGGTCTAGCCGCGCGCAGGCCGACCAAATTTTGCCCCCACCCCCGTCGTCGCAGGCTTTGCAAAAATCGTGCCACGCGCTCTGCGCCAGCCGTAGAGCTGCCATGCGCCCCAACCAGCCCCGTGGCACGCCTCTTGCATGGCCGTGCCGGTCCCCTAGTAGCCTAGTGCGCCAGCGTCCCCCGCGTGGCCGTAGCCCCTGCCTGCCTGCCGTGTGTGTAGTGGGGGGGGGGGTGGTGAAGGGGGCAGGGGCAGCCACGGCGGGCAGGCGCTACGATCAGGCTACTACGGGGCTGGCAGGGGACCGCAAGGGGACGATCCAAGGGGACTACTAGGGGCCTACGGCGGCGATCACGAAATCGTGACTTGCCTGCGGCGGCGAAGTGTGGGAGGGTCGCTGCGTCGGGCGACAATGCGTTGCCCCTAAACAGGAGTGAAGACCA